CATATTCATAAACTGATCCACTGTTTCACAGTCTACGGTTTTCTCATCACCCTCACTAGAATACAGATAAAGTTTACGTTTGATTGGATCAACGACACAACGTGTCAAGTATTCATCATCCATTAGTGATTATTGCATATATGATGATGATAGCACAATCAATACGGTTTGTCAAGATTTACTTATTAATGCTGTAAATACTATTATCACCAGGATAATCATCTGATGATTGGCCTTCATATTCTGGAATCAATCTTTCAATATCAATTCTCTGAGCAAATACATGGAAGAAACAATTAATAGGTAGTGCTCCTTGATTCTGTAAGTATATATTTTCAGCATCCCATCTCTTCACAATAATATTTTGATGTGCTCCTATCGGAGTTAATGTTACTGTAAGTGATGCAGGATCAATTAGATCTTTCCAATACAAGGGTAATGGAATAGTATTTTTGTTTGTTCTGCCTCTATAATACACTGCTGACTCTGGGCCTTCTACACATATATGTCGTAATCTATATCCTTCTTTTGATGGATGAGGAATATCAAATGCTTTTGCACCAGCTGACTTACCACCAACACCACCGCTTATACTACCACTTGTATGAGCACCGATAAGAGTGGCTGCTTTAACAGTTCCACTTGCAGTTATATTTCCTGTTTGATCTGTGTTTCCTACAATGGTAACATCACCATTAACATTTAATGTATATTTTGTTCCACCATCTCCCTCTAGTTTTGTGTTACCTCTTATAAAAAGTGAGCGATCAGTTCCTTTTGTGTTCTCTCTACCTACCATTAAAGTCGCAGTGGCATCAGAGAAAGCATCGACCTTTCCTATCTGTGTATTTCCTTCAATATATGCAGAGTGATCAATCTTTCCTGCTCCTACCCCTAACGCTTTAGGAACTATTTTTTTGGCAGCAACAATAAGTTGCCCACCATATGCGAATATTTCGTCGAATGCAAATGCCATGTTACTCCTTGTTTATTTCTGCGGGTTCTGGTAGTTTTAATTTAGACATAGCAGCAGAGACTCCCTCAACGAGTGGTGATAACATTTGAGTTCCAAGACCACCTCTCATCGTTAGTAATCCCGATGTCATAACTTTACAAGATTGCTTACCATCTATTGTAACATTTTTTGAGTCAAGTTTCAAGGTCTCATATGCATTTGCCCAAATTACACCCTGTGGAGCATTACCATTGGCAATTAACTCAATGTCAAGTGCTTCTAATTTAATCTTACCGTTCGCTGCTTTGAGATGTATGTCACCATTCTTAGAAAGAATCACCACCGCCTCTTGTTGCTGTTTCAAATCCTCACCACTATGGATAAAGGTTGAACCTGGTGAATTTAATAATGTGTATCCAGTTCGTGGGCCATCTTCATCGAATGACATGAAGTGCCTACCATCAAGTGCTTGAATATGAACACTCGAAGTGACATCACCTTTTGGGCTTAGTTTACCAAAAGTAATAGCACCATTCATGGCACTCCATACTTGACTCCAAAAATTCTTTTTCTCAGACATTAGTATCCTCCTCCGTATCCACCACCGCCACCACCGCTAGGTGTACTAGGTGTAGATGGTGCTGGTGTTGCTGGTGTTGCTGGTGTAGATGGGGTTGAGTATCCACCACCAGTTGCTGGTGTTGTTGGTGTGCTTGTTGTTGCAGGAGTTGATGGAGCACTTGTTGGTGTGGTAGAGTAACTTCCTCTTGTAGGGGAACTTATAGATTCTATAGTATCCTCTTGAGTTTCAGTCTCTTCTATCTGACTTGGAACAATCGCACCTTCAATAGGTCTCTTCTGAACACTGGCAAGTTGAGTATCATAAACCACAATATTAGTTCCAGATGTTTGTGTAGATGTTCCTGCATATCTGATACCATTTACATAATATACGTTTCCATAGTAAGGTTTACCATCAACATAACCATTTATATTTAACCCAACTAAGTCATATACCTGAACAACATCTGTGAGAACTGGTTCAACTGGTTGTGGGTCACGAATAATATCAAAGTTAGGAACAAAAGTTGCATTGAATCCAGTCTCTGTGTTCATTCTAATTTGTGGCAACTCTGTAAATCTACCCCCTTTATTCACTGATACAGATCTTATTTTTCCGAAAGGATCACAACTATATGAAAGAACAGTGCCATTACTTGGTATTATATCTATGGTGTCAACACCACAATTATGATTAAAGCCTGGGTTTGTAACAGTCACACCTGTGAGTTCTATAATAGCAGGATATTGAGGAACTGTTTGTGCTGGTGGAAGATAACCTTGACCACTATCTCTGACAATTACTCGCACAACAACTCCAGTCAAATTACCAGTTCCTAATACTGATTGAAGAACAGCACCACTACCATTTTTACAAGGATCAAGAACTTGAACCTGTGGTGGTGAAGTATATCCAAAACCACCACTCACAAGATCGACTGCAATCAAGTTACCATTAACATCTACCACTGGATTCGCACTTGCTCCAACACCACCACCTCCAAAAAACTTGAGTTTCGGTGGGCCACAAGGTTGATCACCAGTTAAGCAGGGATCGGATCTAAGTAGATTTTTGGGAGTTAATGCATTGACTTCATTAATTGTCAAAAATCTAATCTTCTCATCCCCATCTATGAAAATAAATTCTGTTTCTGGATTTAATTCAGCGTAAGCATTTGCATCAGCAATAGACACACCTTTAACGTATCCATCAGTTTCGCTGATGTATCCTACTTTAATATTGTCGAATGATGTTGGTGAAATTGGCATTATTGTAAACTCTCTTGAACTGTATCGAATATGATATCATGTGGTGATGTTGTGTGTGCGATACCAACCATTCTAACCTGTGATCCATCATCTCTTACATGAACATGAAATGGGCCATAATATGGTTGACCTTTAACATAACCAACTAGATTAGTTAGATCTTTTGTTCTTGATTTTGGTTTAGCAAATATTTTCTTTATTGTAACACCTTGTTTGCTAGAACTCAACTTTTCTATACCTGTTCCGTAAGATCTTCTTGATTCTGTAGATTGTGCAGTAGTTTGTGCAGATTCTGCAATAGATGTATTACTAGGATTATCAGAAGATCCACCACCACTTTGCATTGTATGAGAATCATTTGGTGAACATTCTGGATCAGGATCACAGTTGAATATTTTAGTGATTGAATTAACAAATCCTAACGCAGTCGCAATATCAAAATTCATACCACCAAGTGCACCTAATCCCAATCCACTAGGTGTTAAACCAGCAAGAGAAGACCCTTTACCAGCAATGGCACTCAAGACTCTTGGATTATATGATGCGAGACTACCTGCAGCAAGAATTAAGTTTGGTATGTCACCAGTTCTGATTGCTTGAAAGGCATTTCCTACCCCAGTTAAAACATTTTCATTGACTCCTAATAGATTTGATGCTAAAACTAATCCAGATGTTATACCTTCAGTATTTGATTTGTCATCAATTAATGATAATGCATCTGCGATTAATTGTTGATTGTCTGGAGTGTCTTGACCAACAGCATCGATGAATCCAAGTAATCCACGACCATAATTTCCGTCTGCCCAGAAACGATTTGCACCTCCGACATTATTAGGATCTAATCCTGCTTGATCTGCTATGGTTTGAGAGAAACTTAAAATCAAATCTCCAGATGATAAAGATGAAAGAACATTATTCTCATTGATAGCATGGTCAATTGTTCCTTTATCCTCTGATCCAGTTTCAGTGGATGTTCCACCAAGAGAATTTGATATCTCATCAATCACAGGCCCTATCGCACCATCAAATCCTTGTAGAATTGTATTAATTGTTCCTCCTAAAACCTCGCCAATAATTTCCTCTGTTTCACAAAGTGGTGTTGGTCTATAGAATCCATCAGCAGAGGGAGGTGGAACATCTTCAGAACCAGGTGTGTCTAACGTAGGAACACTTGGTATTACAGATGATGTGCTTACACCAGCAACTCCTGCCTCAGATGTGGCAGTGTTAGCAGCAGCATCCTCTGCTTTCTTTTTCTTTCTATTAAAAGCCTTCTTCAATGCAGCAGCGATTAATCCAGCGAGTGCAAGACCTGCCATACCATTAAACATACAAGAAATTTTTTCTAAACCCTCTACCTTTTTATTCAATAATTCTAATGTGTGTGAGGGTGGAGCAAGATTCTCCATAGATGCAAGTTTTTCATTAAACTCTTTGGTAGTGAACTGTTGTATCTGGTTCATCATACCCTTCATATACTTTGACATCTCCTGAGATGCACTTTCAATCGCTGCATCTATATCTTTATTAATTTCTAGAATTGGTAAACCACCAGCTTTATCAGCATCTAAAAGAGATTGTTGAAATCTTTCTATTTTTTCAGACAAAGTTTGTATGACAGTTTGCATATTTTTTGTGTCAGTTTGTGTGTCTGGATTAGGGCATGCTAATGCGTGTGTCTCCTCTAACACATAACTTGTTCTTTCATCAGAAACTGTATATAAATTATTTGCGTCTGATGATTCTACAGATACATTTGAATCTGATGGTGAATTATATGCTTCATTTCCTGCTTGGCCTGGTGCAAAGTCAGCATCTTTAAGAACTCTATCTGCAAAATCACTTATTTTTTGTTGAATAGAATGAAAACTTTGTGGCACAAAATTCTTACCACCACTACCTTTGGTTCCCATTTTTCTTTCAAGTTTAGTCTTGGCATTGTTACCAAGAACACCCATAATTATAGGTGTTTGTTCATCTTTTCCATCTAGAAAAAATCCGAATACAAACATTCCCTGTTTGAGGGCTGGTGTCATAAAAGATCCACCTTGACCACCACCAGCAGTTATAGGATACATGACTTGAGCCCAAGGTAATTCCTCTGCACTTACGTCAGATTCTTCTTGTTCATGTTGACCTACAATTCTAACTTTATATCTATATCCCCATGCTGGTATATCTTCTACTTTATTAAACTTGGCAGGGTTTTGATTTTCTCTCCACGTTGAATCGTCAGCAATCTGGCCTATAAACCAATGAAAACTTGATCCTAGAAAGCCAGGATTGAATAGTGATCCTCCCTCCATGTTTTAATCGTCGTATACTCTACACTCGAATGCATCAGGATGATTGTCGCAATAGATTTCTAAATGCTTATCCTCATGTCTTGTGTGCCAATCATTTATCTTTCCTTCATTTGGTTCTACCACATCATCCTTGTGGGCATATTCATAATCTGCATGAACTTCTTCTAGCTCAGATTTTTTATACTCTAACATACCATGATTAGTATGTTCTTTACCATCTTTAGGATCAAGATAAACTTCGTGATCTAAATCGTGTTTAATTTCTGACAT